ATGGCGAACAAACGACAGCGGCCGTCCGGCACGTGGGAATACACGATCAAGCGGGCGAGGCTGCTACCAAAGCCACTTTCCCTGACCTTTGACACCGAGGAAGAGGGCGACGCGTACGTTGCTCGATTGGAGCAGCTGCTGGACGCCGGCATCGTGCCGGACGAGGTCATCGAGCAGCGCGAAGCGATCGCGACAACAGGCGACGCGATTCGGGCGTACCTGCGCCGCGTGTCGGTGCCAGACTCCGACGTCCAGGTGCTCAATGCGCTCCTCGGCAGTGCTCCCATCAAGGCAAAGTCGCTTGCGACGCTCGATTACCAGTGGGTCGAGCAGTGGGTGACCAGCATGAAGCGTCATGACCACCTTTCGCCGTCAACGATCCGGCACTACGTCGGTGCGTTGGCCCGCTGCTTCGATTGGGTGGTGAGATCGGGCACGCCGATGTTGGCGACCAACCCACTTCGCCTGCTCCCGAAGCGGTATGCAACCTATACCGATGAAGACCGGGTGGCGGTCGAGGCGCAGGATGTCGACGCGAAAGAGGACGTACACCGGGATCGACGGCCGAGCGAGGCGGAGCAGGCTGAGATTCGGCGACTGATGGCCGGCGGTAAGCCCAACGGCCGCGAGCGTGCGTTCGATCTGCCGTACCGGCCGGCACTGGTGTTCCTCTTTGAGCTCGGCATCGAGTCCGCTATGCGGATGCGGGAAATGTACACGCTGGAGGCCGACCAGTTTGAGGTCGGGCGCAGGACGGTGTCACTCGAGAAGACGAAGAATGGCAGTAAGCGCTCGGTGCCGCTGACGACGATCGCGATCGCCGCGTACGAGCGGTACGTCGCCGCCGTGAATGACGGCGATCCTGAAATGAACGGTTTCACCTTCGACGCCGGCCGCCTATTCCCGTGGGTCGACGACATGGAGGCGTCGATGCGGGCCGAGGGCGTGCCGCTGTTGAAGCGCAAAGTGCTTGCTCGTGTCTCATCCCGGCTATCGGCGCAGTTTGGGCGGATCTTCGACGCGGCGGGTTGCTCGGATCTTGTCTTTCATGACCTGCGGCACGAGGCGACGTCGCGGCTTTACGAGCGTACGACGTTGAGCGATGTCCAGATCGCGAAGATCACCGGGCACACAAATCCCAAGGTCTTGATGCGTTACGCAAACCTGCGGGGGAGTGATCTGGCGGAAAGGCTTTGGTGAGGCCCCGGCCGGGCGGCCGGGGCGGGTCAGGAGCGATCACGCGGCCATCGCGGCCGGTGCGTCCAGTTCGGGGAGGCGTGGAAGGGGGCGTGCTTTGCGGCCGGGCCGGCGCGGGTCAGTCTGAGAAAGTTGCTTTCGGATCGCCTTGTCGACGCGCTCGTCGGTCGCCGGCGACCCGCACCGGATCTGTTCGATCCGCCGCTGAGTTTGCGCCTGCACCTGTTCGCGCAGGTACGCTACGACGTCGTCCTCCAGAAAGACCCATGCACGGCCGATCTTCGCGCCGAGGATGTCGCCGCGATGGACGATGTCGAGCAGCGTGGTGCGATCGATTTTGAGGAATTCGGCGCATTCGATCAGGTCAAGCGTCCTCACGCGTTACCTCCTCGATCTGCCGTGATGCGGTCGCGCCATTGCTCCAGCTGCTCGATGTATTCGGCGTGTGTCGGGTGATCCGCGACGGAAAGCCAGCATTCGTGGCTGCTGAAAGCCCCGCCGCTGATTGCATGCGCACTCAACCGGTCGGCGCAGATCTGCGTGGCGAGATCTGTAAGCGCGGTGACGAGGTGGTCGACAGTATCCGCCTGCAGCTCGAGGCGAAACTGTACTGCGCGTTTCGGGGGCGTTGTCATCGGCTGCCTCCTGCGAGCGCAGCTGCGCGATCAAGCCGTTCGATCTCGGCGAGGATGAGTGCACCCGCTTTGACCAGTTCGCGTCGACGGTCGTCGCCGATCTTCGCGCTCCAGCCGTCAGGCAGGATCGCTTGGCCGAACGTGGCGCCATAGCCGGTATCGGCCGCCGGCCAGTCGCGAACGCCTGCTGGCATCGCATAGTACGCGGCGAGCGCTGCGATTTCTCCGCATACGTGTCCGTCGTCATGGTCCACCGTCCAGCCTTTCTCCGCGACTTGCCGACGGCGCTCAACGCGCACATCCACTTCCGCTGCCTGCGCCGCGAGTCGCCGCTGCGTTTCGGGATGCATCGGATCCGCGCCGATGTAGCAATCCTCGGGGGCGTCGGGCCAGTCGCGCCGGCAGCGATCGAATTCCCCTTCGTTCCAGAGTGAGAGCCATTCGAGACCCTCCTCAGCTTCAAGCGCATACTGGATTGCTGCTACGGAGGCATCGTTGACCTGCGAGGCCGCGGACTGCGGTTCCGGGACGCATCGAGCAAACTCGATCATAGCCAGCAGACGCTGCGCAAGATCGGCGCGCGTCATTGGCTTCCCGTCGACCAACATCGACCGCAAACTATCGCGTTTGTGGTCGTCGGTCAGGAACAACGCAGCGGCACGCAACGCGTCGTCTTCGCCGGTTACGTTCGCGCCGGGCTGCTCGGCATGGGATGCTGCGAGGAGGTTGCGCGCGAACAGTACGACGCTCAGATCGCTGCCGTGATACTGCGGGTGCGGGTTGAGCTCTTTTCCGTACCGGCTTTCTTCGATGCTGAAGTGCGGTTCAGCGATCGAGAGAATCTGCGCGTCGGTCAGCGCATCAGTGCGGATCTTGTCGGTAGTGTTCATTGTTGGTCTCCGGAGATGGTTGCGGGCAGGGCGCGGCAGAGTTGCATCAGGCCGGTCTCGAGCGTGATGCCGGCAGTGGCCGCCCATGTGCGAGCTTCCTGCGCCGCTTTGTGGCGGGCGTAGCTGCCGGTTTCGTCGGCCATCAGGTCCAGCAGCTCGACGTCGGCCGCCTGCGAGATCTCGACGACGAGCTCGCGGATCGCGATGCGCACCGCCTCGAGGCGCTCGGCTCTGCCTCGGCGGGTCACCGCCGAGGCATCGTTCGTCTGGATAGGTTTGCGACGCGCGAGCGTCGCTTCGTTCTTCTGGATCGCTTTTGCGGGCCCACGCCCGCGCTTGCCGCTCTCGACAGCCTTGCCGTCGACGCTCGCGAGCGCGATAGCTGTGCGTCCGTTTCCGTGTTCCCGCTTATGCGACAGCGGACGTGGGGTAGAAAGAGCCGGGCGCGGGGTCATTTCGCGCCTCCAGTCGGAAACGGCCATGCCGACGCGGGATCAAGACCGGGCTTCGCCTTCTGAGTGGGGAACGCGGCATCGAGCAGCGCCTTGTTGGACGAGATCCGACGCTTATGTTCGATGGCCGTCAGCACGTCTGTCAGGTCGGGGCGTTCCCCTTTGGTGGTGGCTGCTGAGAATTCGGCAGTCATATCCGGGTCCGCCATGTCGACGAGCTCATGCGCCCACGCAAGGATTCGCTTAAACGCTGCTTGCTCTGCCTTGGTGTGCCCATGGACTGGCGACTTGATTGTGTCGATGAGCCGCGCCGCGCCCGAGCGAATGGCCTGTACGCGCGTCCACACTGCCCGCGATTGCGCAGATACTTTCAGGGGATCGCTCGCAAAGCTGGTGCCGGTGTTGTATTCGATGGCGTAGATCCACGCTCCCGGGGCCGGTTGTGCGATTCGAATGTGGGCGAGAGGCCCCTTGATCCGATCGGTCCGCTCCGGACCACGCAGCGTGTCGACCGGCTGGCAGCAACCGTTTTCGTCAGGCTCCGTGACGGGCCAAAATGTCCCGGTGGGTTTGGCGTCGAGTAGGTCACTGAGCGGCATGAGCGCCTTGTGAACGGCGTCGATAGTGGCCTGTTCGAGCAGGCCGAATCCGTCGTCATGCAATACAACCTGCAGGGCCTGCAAAAGTTGCTTTGCACGCGGTTCGTCGATCTTCGTCGGTTTGGGGGCAGAGGGCTTGGCGGTCGGCTTGTCGCTGCCCAGGTGCTTCTTCGTCACCTTGGTTTTGCCCGCTTCCTTCGCTTTCGACAGACCGGACACGATGCGCTCGAGCGCCTTGTCTGCGCCGTGCGCGCGGATTTCTTCGATCGCGAGGGTTCCTGCGATCGCGCCGCTGCGGACGAGGTCGTGCAATTCGGCCGGGGCCTTTTCCAGCAGGGCCGCGTCGCGAATCGATTGCTCGGTAATGTTGAGCTCCGCGCAGATCTGCTTCGTATCGTACTGGTGCACATCACGCAGCTCGGCAATCGAAGTCGCCAGATCCAGTGGCGATGCCGCTTTCTGGCGGTTGTTGTTGTAGCCATCCACAACCATTTTCGCGCGGTCGACTTCGCGGCTATCGCGGACCACCAAGGGGATCTTGCCGAGGTCCTTTCCAGCCTTGATCGCCTTGCCGGCCGCGAGGTAGCGGTGCTGCCCTTTGTAGACGTAGAACAGATCCTTTCCTTCGACCTTGCGCACGTAGCAGTGCAGCGGCGAGCCCTTGTCGTACCCGTGCTGGATCATTAAAACCGTGAGTTCATTCACCCATGCAAGGTCTACGGCGCGGATGTTGTCAGCCGGGTCATAGTGAATTTGGTCATACGGCACCATCCAGAGATCGGCGGACGTGGCACCTGCCTGAGAGGCGGCGGCCTTGGTGTTCCCGGTCTGGATCGGTGCGATCAGGTCGAGGCTTTGCGCGCGGTCATTCATCACGCAGCCTCCTTCGATGCCTGCTTACGTCGCGGCGTCGCCTTACGCGCTGCCTGCTCGATGGCTGCCTTGGCTGCTTGTTCGGCTGACTGACGTTGACGCCGTGCTGCGTTGATGGCGCTCTCGCAATCGCCTTCGCTCGGAATCGAGATCTGCCTGCGGACGACGTCGTGGCCATCCATGATCAGGTACTCGGTGTGGACGCTGTCGGCGATCGGTCGGCGCATCACGACCGTCTTGCCGACGAGGATCGGCGTCGACGGCCGGCGGGCATCGCGGTCGTAGCGGACGATGGTTCGCAGACTAAGGGTATTGCCGCGCGGAGCATCGGTTTCGAAGCGCTTGATCGGGCGGGGCATGGTCTTACTCCTCTTCACTTTCGCCGGCCGCGCGACTTTTCATGTCGACGTGTCTGGCGTGCGGTTGCTGTTCGCGTGTCCGGAGCGCTGCGCAATTTGCGAGGCAGATCCGGAGGGCGGGATTGGTCAGGGATGCGGAGGCGGGGCCGGGCAGGCAGCGAAGGCGGTGCTCGCGAGCGATTTGCTCATCGGAGATTTGATCGATCGCTGCCATGCCCGGATCAGCCTGCGGTCGAGCTCGAGGCGGCGAGCGCGATACGGTTGGCCATCGACATTTCTGAGCGGAACGTGCTGACGGCGACTGCGATGAAAATGACGAGCAGGGCGATGGTTGTGCGCGCTGCGCCGGGTTGAGACTTGCGGTTTCGGCTCATCGGCTACACCTGCGCGCGCGAATACGGACGGGCGATCGGCGCTTGGGGCGCGTCATTGCCGGGGAGGAGATTCACAAGGATCACGACAACTGCCGCGACCATCACGAAGCGCCATGCGGTCGTCGACTCGACTTGCTTGGCGGGTGGAAAGTAACTTTGCTGCATGCGCTGGATCGCTGCCCGCCGAGCAGCACCGTGCGCGTCAAAGATGGGTTTCATATCAACCTCCGGTGGGCGCGTCGGGTGACGCGTTCCGCCGGAGAATAACCACAAATGGACAATAACGCAAACCACAAATGGATATTTATGGTCGAGCAACCCCTCTCGCCGGGGCTGCACGCTTCAAAAATGAGGTCTAGCTCGGTTTATTGCGGTTGATCAGGGCACCGATTGCGTGCGATGTCAGGGCCAGTGCGACGTCGATCCACGGAACGTCGTTGAGGTATGTCGCGGCGGCAATTGCAATGGTTGCAAGGGTGGCGGTAGTCCCGAACCCCCGCTGACTGCGCCTCTGTCGGCGATGTTGCGATCCGAACTCTTCGATTCTGCTTGCGAGTTTGCGCAGCTCGTCAGCAACGCAGTAGGCCATTTCTGGCTCTATTCCGCTCGTGATGAGTCGGATATTTCCGGTGGTGTCGACGGCAACCAGCGCGGCAGCTGCTGCAGGTGAATCTTCTGCGTCGATGTGGTCAAGGATGTGGCGTCGGACGGCGCGGGTGCGCTTTTGTGTCCCCGAAAGCTGGGAACTGTTTGGGTGGGAGGTGTTGTCCCTGAACCGGCTAATTTGCAGTACGTTTGCCCCGGCCCGTTGGTCTGCTCGCTCTCTCTTCGTCATTGCTTTGCCTTAGCGTGTCATCATCAAGTTCACGCTGTATCGCCTGAAGGAGTCGAGCCTTCAGGCCGGCGGCAGGGGTGTTGGTCTCGGCGATCTCAAGCGTATCGATCGACTGCGAGTTATTCCGTTGGACAACGAAAGCGATGAATTCCTCGATCTGCTTCTTCTGATCGGCGGGCAAAGTCGCGACTGAGTCGTGATCGTAAGCAATGGCATGGCCGCGAGCCGGCAGCGCATCAGAATCGGTCAGCAATTCGGCGACCGTGATCCCGAACGCCTCTGCTAGAGACTCCACCTGGGCGAGCTGCGCATAGACGGCCCCCGATAGGAAGCGGCCTACAGAGCTTTGCGAAATATGGGCGCGAGCCGCCAGCTTGCTCTGAGTGTCAAGGTCGGGTGTGGCCGCCATCAGGCGACGAAGGTTGGTCGCAAGGATGCGACGGGTGTCCTGTCGTTTCATACCTCCAAGATTGCCATTAATGGATAACCAATTGCGGGTTAATTGGGTGCCCGATTGCTTGTCTAAATAACCACAAATGGTTATTATGTCGACGCTCATACAGGGAGTTCCTCATGGCTCATTGCTCTCAATTCTTCGCAAGCACCCTTGCCCGGCTCGACCGGGAGAAGGGGAACCTGCGCCAAATCGCGACTGCGACCGGCGTTCCCTATTCGACCCTCGCGAAGATCAGCTCACGTGCCGTGACCGATCCCCGTGTGTCAACGGTGCAGGCGCTTTACGACTACTTCGATAGTCGCCCGGACCGCGCGACCGAGTCTGCATCTTAGGTCCCAGGCAGACGGGTAAACAGAATGAAAGTCCACCATCATCAAGAACAAGCGGGGCACCAATGACCTGCAGATACAGCGGGACCGAGTGGCTCGACGTCCTCTATACGTCGATCCGCAATACGCCGGGTGGCGTAGCCGAGGCAGCGAATTTCCTGACGGCACGGCGCGGTCGGTCGATTTCGGCAGAGGCGCTGCGGTTGCGCCTTCGTGCAGTCGACGAGAATCGTCTCTCGATGGAGATGTTCGAGTTGCTGATCGAGTGGCTGGAGGAGCGTCGTTCGCCGTATGCGCTGGATGCGCTCTACGCGTTGAACGAGCGCTTCGGTCTCCGTGCATCCGAAGCACACCCCGCGCCAGACGGTGATCCTTCTGAGGCCCTGATCGACGAAACGCTGCAGATCGCCAAGCACACTGGTGAGGTCGCAGATTCCGTCCGATCGGCACTGGAAGACAAGGACATCAGCGAGGGTGACGCGACGACCATCACGACAGCAGCACGTTCGCAGCAGCGTGCGCTTGATCGCCTCATTCGGCTCGCTCGGTTGGCCGTGCGCGGTCCGAAGCCGCTGTTTCGTCGCGACTGAGTCAGCCTATGCGCTTCTGTTCCGGAATGCAGTGCTGCAACCCGTACCGCGAACAGGCTGGCCTGTCGTGCGATTACGGCAACCAGTTGTGCTGCGCCAGCTCGGCGCTCGAGCGCATGGCGACCGCGATGCCGTCCGGCGTTCCCCGCCTCATCAATACGATGCTCGATACGTTCCCGGCTTCGGTTGGTTACGTGATCCAGCACGCCTTGCGCTATGCCGACCAGTCCGTCGCGATCGACACGGCTGCGAAGTACTGCGCCTCTCTCCCTTCGCGAGCGGATCGGCTGGCGTTCAAAGATCAGATCGCTGGCTTTCTCGGCAGCGAGCAACTCGAGCAGTTCGAAACATCGACACTCGCCGAATTTCATCGGCGAAAAGCTACAACCAATCGGGAGTAACAAAGTGACTTTGCCGCAAGTCTCAATCTCGCTTCGTGCACACCACATTCGCGCACGACACCGCTTTTCCGTAGGTCAATCTGCGTTCGTCGCCGGACGTGCATCGTTCCGCCGCCGCCGGGCCGCCCGGCTCTTCGCGACGGGGGCGTGAGTCTTGTCCACGATCGATCAGATCATTGCGCAGCTCGACGCTGCGGGGCATCCGCGATTGCCCGAAGGTCATCCCATCGCGGACGGGAAACCGCACCGCTACGGCCCGAAGAAAAAGCACTGGTACTCGTTGCACGAGATCGTCCGCGCCGGACAAGTTGTCGGCTACACCGGCGCGTTTGGCGAGTGGGGCGGTGACGACAACGGCGCGCAAAAATTCGTGTGGCAAGGTGGTGCGCTTCCTCCTGATGTACTCGCCGAGACCCGCCGACGGCAGGAGGCAACCGAACGCGCGGAAGAGGAAAAGCGGCGCAATGCTGCGAAGCTGGCCGCCAACCGTGCACGTCAGCAGTGGGGCGAAGCTGCTGAAGAAGGCGAGTCCCCGTACCTTGATCGCAAGCAGATTACAGCCGAGGGCGTCAGATTTGCAGAGGACGGGACACTATATGTTCCGCTGCTGCGGTACGCGGCCGACGACGTTCGTATGGTCGGCCTGCAGAAGATCACACCGGACGGTGCAAAGCGCTTCAACAAAGGGACGGAGAAGAAGGGCGCGGAATGTCGCCTCGGCAGTGTGAACGCCGACGACAAGATCGTGATGGTCGCAGAGGGCTATGCAACGGGCCGGTCCATCCGCATGGCGACCGACGAAGCGATTCCGGTATCGGTGTGTATCGACGCGGGCAACATCATGCTCGTCGCACGCGCTCTGCGCGCCGCGCATCCGGACGTGCATATCCTGATCTGCGCTGACGACGACTGGAAGGTCGAGCAGCAGATGCGGAACTGGCTCGCCGACAAACTCGGCTACAGCGGCGACCTGGTCGTTGGCGCTGATCCAGTCGAGATCGAACATCGGGGTGTCGCTCATCGCGTCAATGCAGAGGTGGCGCAGATCAACGGAGGTGTTCCGTTCATCGAACTGCGCGTCGTTACCGATTCGCGCCCGGAGCAGATCAAGCGATTCGAGAACACTGGCCGCGCACGTGCCGAAGAAGCGGCAGCGGAGGTCGGCAACGCCAGCGTAACGTTCCCCGTCTTCTCGAACCGCGAAGATCGCAAGCTCACGGACTTCAACGATCTGCACTGCGAGGAAGGGCTCCACGTCGTCAAAGAGCAGGTCGCACGCGCGATTCTCGCGGCTCTGGCGCCGGCCGCGAGCGACGTGAAGCCCTTCCCGCACCTGCACGCGGTCGAGAAAACTGCGGACCCGCTGTTCGATCAGGCGGTCGCAGCTGTGCGTGAGGCGCGTCGGGCGTCTGTCTCGCTCGTGCAGCGCCAGCTTAAGATCGGCTTTAACCGTGCGGCTCGCATCCTCGACGACATGGAGAAAGCCGGCATCGTATCCGCAGAGAACGACAAGGGTTCGCGACGTGTGCTCGACGCGGGCGATGATTCCCCCCCTTCGTCAGCTGACGCGGCCGACGACGAATCGTCGGCGGAGCCGGAGCGTCAACCTCGGTCGTGGTACGCGGATCTGCGTCGCACGAACAGTGGCGCGTTGCTTCCGACCGTCGACAACATCTTCGCGATTCTGTCGAACGATCCGAAATGGGACGGCGTCCTCGGTTTTGAACTGTTCGCGCTGCGGATCGTGAAGCTGAAGCCACCTCCGTTTCCGGGTGGCGAGGTCGGTGAGTGGACCGATCGTGACGACGCCCGCTGCGCGTTATGGCTCGGTCAGCGCTACGCAGTCAGCCCGCGCGCAGACCTGATCTCCGACGCCGTATTTCTGGTGGCCGAGCGCAATTCGTATCACGAGGTGCGCGACTACCTCGCGGGCCTGACATGGGACGGCACTCCGCGGCTGAGGAACTGGCTCGTCACGTACCTGGGGGCGGAGGACACGGAATACGTGCGGCTCGCTGGTTTCAAGTGGCTTGTCGCGTCGGTCGGCCGCGTGATGAAGCCCGGCTGCAAGATGGACAACGTGCTGATCCTCGAAGGCGCGCAGGATGCAGGCAAGTCATCGGCGTTCCGGACGATCTTCTCGCAGCGATGGTTCACGGACGCGAACATCATCATCGGCGACAAGGATTCGTATGCAGTGATGGCAGGTAAGTGGGTGATCGAGCTGGCGGAGCTGGACGCGCTATCGAAGTCGGAGTCGTCCAACTCAAAGCGCTTCTTTTCGACGGCAGTCGACACGTATCGGCCACCGTACGCGAAGCGTGCGATCGACGTGCCCCGTCAGAGCGTGTTCGCCGGCACGGTCAACTTCGACACGTACCTGAAAGACGAATCCGGCAACCGGCGTTACTGGCCAGTGAAGGTCGCGGACGTGTTGAACCTGAAGGGCCTTGCTGCCGATCGCGACCAGATCTGGGCGGAGGCGTACCAGACCTATACCGAATGGGACGCGGCGAACGTTGAGGCTGACGGAGTGCTGCCGGCACCGTGGCAAGTCTTGCCCGAGGAGAAGCCATTGTTCCGTGTCGAGCAGGACGCCCGCTACGAAGGCGACGTGTTCGAACCGATGATCGCTCGCTTCATCGACGCGCGTGACACCGTCACGATGGAAGAGATCCTCGGCGACTGCCTGAAGCTGGACATTTCGAAGTGGACGCCGGCCGAGCAGCGCCGCATCGGCAAGGCAATCAAGTCGATCGGGTGGGTGCGCAAGCGCGAGACGAAGGGCGCGCGCGGCTGGTACTACCAGCGACCCGAACAGGTCGAGATCGTCGCGCGGGCTGCGACAGCAGCAGTCGCGGCAGCGGAGGTCGCCGATGAAGCGTGTTTCTAATGGTCGCCTCCACGCCGTTCAACTCGCGTCGTTCGGCGCGCTGCGTCAGCGTTGTTCGTCGCGCCACGTCGGCACTGTTGCCGCGCCTCGACGGATCAATCGGCGCGCCGATATCCGTCCCGTGTCCCGACGTCCCAAGCGTCCCGCCTCACGTACGTGCGTGTGTGCGTGCGACGTGCGCGACACGCACACACGGATGGGCGCACGTCGCAAGCGCGCACGCGCGCACCTGACCTTCTTTCCTTGGGACAGTGGGACAGTAGGACAACATAGAGAACGGGGTGAGGGATGATCGATCTGAAAGAACTAGCCGGGACCGCGATGAATGTTCAGAGCCAGCTCAACGATCAGGCCGTCAACGCAGAGACCACGTTAGCTGCCCTCGCATTCGCGGGCGATCTCGGAAAGTTACTTTGGCATATGAAGTACGGTCAGGATGTGTCGTATGTGCATGACGTGAAGCGGTCCCCGCTTCGACGTGCAGTTCTGCTGCTGTCACATCGGATCCGAACGTCGCGGAAGTTCTCACGGGCGAAGTTCACCGGCCTCGATCACCAGCAGGCACTCGAAAAGCGTCGAGGTCAGAAAGTCGACGTCGCGAAGGCGGACATCGTCGAGCGGTTCGCGCGTCGAGTGATCATCGAGTGGTGCGCGGATATCTGCACTGATTGCGACGGTCACGGCGTGATCGGTCGATCACGTCGCGACGAACCGACCGACCGCGACGTTGAATGTCCCGTTTGTCATGGTCGTCGAAAGGTTGTGGTCGACGAGCAGCGCGTGCCGTTCGCACACAATGGCCGCAGTCCGATGGTGCTGCGGGAGTACGGCACGTGTGCAGAGTGCGACGGCGTAGGCAAGATCCGTGTCTCGGCATCCGGGGTTCGCGTTGGTCGACAGATCTGCAAGAGCTGCGGCGGATCGGGCAAAGCCGCGATCGACGAGCCGGCGCGTGCGCGTGCGCTCGGAATCTCGCTGGACCTCTACCGTGCGCAGTGGCCTCGGCATTTTGTTGCGGCGCTCGCGCTGCTGGATAGTGTCGACGGCAGCGTGTCTGACACGGTGCGACGGAAGATGCAACGATGAAAATCTTGCAAACCAAGAAGAGCGCGCATAAAATTCGGCCATCCTTTACCGAGTCACTGGATATTCGCTGGCACCGCGCGTTAGTCGTGCAAACCTCTCGGAGACATAACAACAATTAAGGGTGCCCGTTAGGTCAGTGGGAGGCGCTCGCCTTCACGAAATGGAATTCTAGAAGCCTCGAGTGCGCAAGCCTCGGGGCTTTTTGCATTGGAGGCCGCATGACTGGTGGCTCTTTCACGCTACGTGTCGACTCGTCTCGCCTCGAAGCATCGTTCGAAGATCACGTGCAGCGGCAGTTACCGTTCGCGATCTCGAAAGCGTTGAACGACACGGCTGCTGCGGGCAAAGCAGCTTTGGGCGATGAGATTCGCGAAGTGTTCGATCGACCGACGCCGTACACGCAACGCTCGTTGCGCATCAAGGTGGCGACGAAGAAGCGGCTCGAGGCGCGCGTCGGGTTCATCGACGAATCGTTCAAGGGCACGCCTGCAACGAAGTACCTGATGCCGCAAGTGACGGGCGGCCCGCGTAGCGTGAAGCGAGTTGAAGCGTTGCTGCGAGCGCGGGGATTTCTGCCGTCCGATATGTACGTTGTGCCAGGTGCGGCGGCGCAGCTCGACCAGTACGGCAACTTCAGCCGTGGCCAGTACTCGAAGATCCTTTCGCAGCTGCAGGCGTCGCGTGATCGAACGCAGAACGAAACAGACCGGTCTCGAAAGCGTCGCAAGCGCGATCCGCTTCGCGACGCGCGCTACTTCGTCGGTCGACCGGGTGGCGGCAGGATGGCGCTCGGCGTGTGGGCGCGATACAAGTTCGCTTCCGGCTACGCGATTCGGCCGGTCCTGATGTTCGTTCGTGCGCCTCGCTACGGTGTGCGCTTTCGATTCAATCAGGTGGTCGAGAACACGACGGTGCGCACGCTGCCGACCGCGTTCGAGGCTGCGTTGAAGCTCGCGATGGCGACGCGGCGGCCGTAGATGAGAGTGAGTCGCATCGCGGCGGGTCCTCCCCGCCCCCCTGCCGATGCGGGTAATTCGAGCCACGTTAGACGCGCAGTGTCAAAGATATTTCAGGGTGGTCACCGGGGTGGTCAGGTGGTCAGTTTTGGTGGTCAACGGGTGGTCATATGGCTGAGATGAGTCAACGAGCCTTCGCGCGTCACATGAACGTCGCGCTCAACTCGGTTCAGAAGGCTATCAAGGCCGGCCGGATCTCCCTGAACGCGAACGGCAAGATCGACTCCGATGTGGCGGAGGCGGCATGGCGGCGCAACACCGATGAATCGCGCCGCTCGTTCGAGGATCTGTCGCGCGCGACGCCTGCGCTTTCCTCGGCTTCTCTGCCGTCGTCGCCGGGCGACGACGATGACGACTTTCCCGCTGGCGCGAAGAACGAAGACCCGCACATGGCGAAGTATCGCGCTGCGCGTGCGCATCGCGAGGAGACACGCCTCGAGCGCGAACGTATGGAGCTCGCGCGCGAGCTCGGCAACACGCTGGCGCTCGCGGACGCGCAGCGGATCGCGTTCACGGCATTCCGGACCGTGCGGGACAACGTGATGAACGTTCCCGTGCGCGTCAAAGACATCCTCGCGGCCGAAGACAGCGCGGCCCGAGTCGAATCCATACTTGAGGAGGAGCTCGCGCGGGCGCTGTCCTCGGTCGACGTAGATACGTTGATGCAAGACCAAGACGGTGACGCCGATGGGAGCGACAGAAGCATTCCTGAAGACGATCAAGGAGGCGATCCAGCCTGACGAACGCATCGGTATCGCCGAGTGGTCAGAGCGGCATCGCATCCTGCCTGAGAACAGCCCGGAGCCGGGCCAGTGGCGCAACAGCCGGACCCCGTACCTCGTGGGCATCATGGATGCGCTGTCGGGCATGTCGAGCAACGTCACACGCTACGCGCACGACGATCCTCGACCGTTCGACAACAGTTGGGTCGTGGTCGTCGGCCTTCAGAAAGGGCACCAGCTCGGCGGCTCGGCGCTCGGCGAGAACTTCATCGGTCGCAGTATCACGACGGCGGCCGGCAACATCTTGTGCGTGTTCGCGACGAAGGACGACGCTGAGAAGTGGGAGATGGACCGCTTCGAGCCGATGAGGCTCGCGACGCGTGCGCTGCGCCGCCGCGTGAAGGATTCAAACCGGAAGAACAGCGCCAACACCAAGCTGCGCAAGCGCTATCCCGGCGGCATGATGAACCTCGTGAGTGCGACGCGCGCAGGTCGCCTCAAGTCGACGACGGTTCGTTACGCGTTGCTCGAGGAGGTTGACGAGTACGAGCTCAACGTCGACGGACAGGGCAATCCGATCGACCTTGCCGTCAATCGGACAAGCAACTTTGGCCGCCGGGCAAAGGTGTTCGCGAACAGCACGCCGACGATCAAGCGTCGGTCGCAGATCGAGAAGTTGTACGAGCAGGGGGACCAACGCCGGTACTTCGTGCCATGCCCGCACTGCGGGCATCCGCAGTTCTTTGACTGGCACAAGGGGATGAAGTACACGGCGGGCGAGCCGGAGACCGTGCGCTACTACTGCGAATCATGCGGGGCTGGGGGGCGTGAGCACGAATGGAAGCGGGGGTATGAGAGTGCGTACTGGATGCCGACCGCGAAGGGCGACGGAAAGACTGCCAGCTTCCACCTTAGCGCCATCTATGCACCGCTCGGCTGGCGTCCGTGGGACGAGATGGCGGCCGAGCACGAGGCCGGTAACCTCGACGTTGAGAAGAAGATCGCTTTCTTGAACAACGGTCTCGCTGAGACATACGAGGACAAAGCGGCCGAGATGAAATGGCAGACGGTTAAGCGCCGCGCGCAGCCGTACAAGCTGCGTACGATCCCCCTCGGGTGCCTCATCCTGACTGCGGCTGTCGATACCCAGAACGATCGTCTCGAGGTCGAGATCGGCGGCTGGGGGCGAGGGATGCGGAACTGGACGATCGAGCACAACGTGCTGCGCGGAGATCCCGCGACGAAGGCTCCATGGGCCGCGCTCGACAAGCTGCTCGAGACACCGATCGTCAACGCATTTGGTGTGCCAATGCGGATCGAGCTGTGTGCGGTCGACTCGGGTGGTGGCCGCACGCAGGATGTGTACGACTACTGCCGCCTTCGTAAGCACCGCGGCGTGTTCGCGATCAAGGGGGCGCGTGACAAACACAAGCCGATCATCGGACGCCCGACCGATCAGGACGTGACGAAGAACGGTCGGACGTACAAGGGCGGGGTGCAGCTGTGGCCGGTGGGTACTGATACGGCGAAGTCTCGGATCTACAGCGCGTTATCGCGCGACGAGGAGCTAGAGGTCGCTGATCATCAGATGCTGTTTTCGACGGATCTCGAAGACGAGTACTTCGAGCAGCTCTGCGCGGAGGCATACAACCCGGCGAAGGATCGGTGGGACAAGCTTCGCAAGCGCAACGAGGCGCTCGACCTGAAGGTCTACAACCTCGCATGTGCGTACCACCCGAAGCTGCGGCTCAACGCGTTTCAGGACGCCGATTGGGCCGCTGTCGAGGCTGTCGTCGAGCCGCGCGTCCGTGATCTATTCGCCGAGCCGGCTCCGGAGGTCGAGGTGGACACCGATCCTGTCGGGAGCGATGCGGAATCGAATGGCGATGACCTGGCGGTCGAGCCGGAAGCGGCCGAACAGGCAGTTGTGGAAGTTGAACCCGTCGTATCCGCTCCCGTGCCAGAGGAGGCGGAGGCTCGTTCGGTTACGACCGGATGGGTTCCACGACGTGATAACTGGTTGAGGCGTAGGTAGCTATGGCATTCACACAGAACGACCTTATCGCCGTCGAGCGAGCCATCGCGAGCGGGGCGCTGACGGTGGAATACAACGGCAAGAAGACGACGTTCCGCAGCATCGCTGACCTGCTCGCAGCTCGCGACCTGATCAAGGCCGACGTCGACGCGGCCGCAGGCGGCTCGCGCCGGCCGCGATCGAGCATCGCAATCATCGAGCGATTCTGATATGCGCACGAACATTCTCGACAAGATGATCGCGGCGGTTTCACCCGTATGGGGCGCTCGCCGGATGCAGGCACGTGTCGCGCTCGATGCTGTTCGCGGCTTCGACGGCGCGAAGCGCGGTCCTCGCGCTGTCGGCTGGCGCGCAAGCGGGGCCAGTGCGACCGCCGAGCTTGCGCCAGCATTGGCGACCCTGCGTAACCGGTCGAGGGATCTCGTCCGGAACAACGGATACATCAAGCACGCGTTGAACGTGAAGGTCGCGAACCTGATCGGAACAGGCATTCGCGCGAAGTTTGACAACAAGGCGCTGCAGAAGCTGTGGAAGCATTGGATCAAGCAATGCGATGCGGCTGGTCTGCTCGACTTCAATGGCATTCAGGCGCAGTGCTACCGGGCGATGGATGAGGCCGGGGAGGCGTTCGTTCGGTTCAGGACGCGTCTGCCTGACGATGGCCTCGAGGTGCCGCTACAGCTGCAGGTGCTGGAAGCGGAGTATCTCGATAGCGCCAAGACGGGGCCGACCGACAACGGGGGATTCATCATCACCGGGGTGCAGTTCGATGCGATCGGCCGTCGCGTCGGGTACTGGTTCTTCGATCGGCACCCCGGCGAGATCGCACTCGTTCCGCGTGACATGCAAAGTCACTTTGTGCCGGCGTCCGAAGTTATCCATCTGTTCGATGCAATCAAGCGCCCCGGTTCGGTGCGAGGTTTCCCCGAGTTCTCCACGTCGATCTGGAAAGTCCGCGATCTCGACGAGTATCAGGACGCGGAGCTGGTCCGGAAGAAGATCGAGGCGTGTTTCGCAGCCTTCGTGAAGACGAACGATGAAGGCTATCAACCCGGTCGACCCGTTGCCGTCACCGGGGCGAAGGCCGATGCGCCGCGCGTCGAGGCTTTGTCACCCGGGATGATTGAGTATCTGCGCAGCGGCGAAGAGATCCAGTTCGCTGCACCGGCCGCTAGCGACGGTTATGAAGAGCACGTGCGCATCGAGTTGCGTGCGATTGCGGCCGGCTGCGACATCACATACGAGCAGCTGACAGGCGACTACTCGCAGGTCAACTTCACGAGCGGGCGCATGGGGAAGATGGAGTTCAAACGGATCATGGAGCAGCGGCAATGGTTGATCGTGATTCCGATGCTCTGCGAGCGCGTCGCAATGCGTTTCGTATCGACGGCATTCCTTGCAGGCAAGACGAAGCTTTCCACATGTGACGTCACGTGGACGCCGGAGCGTATCGAGTTTATCGATCCGGCTCGCGAGGCGAACGGCCTGATCGCGCTGATCGAGGCGCGGCTCAAGAGTCGCAAGCAAGGGATTCGTGAACTCGGCGACGACCCGGAGGAGGTCGACGAAGAGATCGTCGCCGATCCGCTCAACGCTGACGAACCGCCGCCCGGCAGTAGAGGTGCCGGAGCCGGCGGAGCGAGGTCTTCGCCCGATACCCGGCGACGTACGATTTCCACCCACAAGCGCCCGCGTAAGCGGGCGTCTTCATTTGGAGGCAAGCATGCCCCGTAGCACTAACAGCCCGACGAGTCCGCAGGCGCGGGGCACGTCGATGCCGCTCATGTCGCGCCTGATGCCGGTCTCGTCATTCAACGCCGAGGCGCGCACGGTCGACGTGACGTGGACGGCCGGCGCGCAGGTTGCGCGATACGACTGGATGCGCGATCGGCCGTATCTCGAAGAGCTCAGTACCGCGCCTGGTGCCGTTCGCATGGATCGCCTGTCGTCGGGCACAGCTCCCGTCATCAACAACCATGAGCGTTGGCGGGGACTGGACGGTGTTCTTGGCGTCGTGCAGGCGGCCGATCTCGACAGTGTCGCCGGCACGGGGTCTGCGACGCTGCGATTCTCGCGCCGTGACACGGCGGAGCCGTACTTTCAGGACGTTCAGGACGGGATTCTCCGAAACGTCTCCGTTGGCTATCGAACCTACCGCATCGAGATGATCCCGCCCGGCCAAGAGGGCAACGAGATGTGGATCTATCGCGCGATCGATTGGGAGCCGACCGAAATCTCCGTCGTCGATATCAACGCCGATGCCGGGTCGACGACACGTGGTGATCCCGGTCAATCGTTCGCGGGGCATCTTCCCACTTTCCCGTGCGAGTTCGTCGAGCGCGGGGCAGCCGCACAACCCACCGGGGCCGCTGCCCCGTCGATCAATCAAGGAGCTGAGACGCAAATGCATGTTCAAGATAACACCCGTACCCAACCGACGACCGTTCAAACCCCGACGCCGGCACCCAGCAACGTCACTCCGGCGCCGGCGGCCGATAACGCGCGTGCCGAAGGCGAGCGCGCTGAACGTCAGCGCATCATCGAGATCGGCGCAGCAGTTCGCGCGAGCACGCTCGACGGCCAGCAAGCGCTGATCGACGGTTTCATCGAGCGCGGCGTCGCGATCGACGCCGTACGCGCCGAGGTGCTGCGTTTGCAAGCCGAGCGCTCGAACGCAACGAACATCCGCGGGCAGGCGAATGTTCAAACCGTCACCGACGAGACGGACGTGCGCCGAGCCGCGATGACCGATGCACTCATGCATCGCCTCAACCCGCGCCACACGATCACTGACGCTGCTCGCCAGTATCGCGGCATGACGCTGCGTGAACTTTGCCGCATCGGTCTGGAAGCGGCACACGTTGACACGCGCGGCATGGACATCCGTGCGCTGGCCGGCGCTGCGCTCGGGATGGGCGAGCGTGGCGGCTACCACACGACGTCGGATCTGCCGGTCGTGTTCGGCAACGTGATCAATCGCACGCTGCGCGACGCGTACGCGGCAGCGCCGCGCTCGTTCACGACGTGGGCGCGTCAGGGCGTTCTGACCGACTTCCGCGCGGCTACGCGCGTGATGGTCGACGGCAACCTGAAGCTCGAGAAAGTGAACGAGGCCGGCGAGTACAAGACCGGCACGCTGGTCGACGGCGGCGAAGTGATCCAGCTCGGCACCTACGGCAAAGTGATCAGCTTCACGCGCCAGATGATCATCAACGACGATCTGTCGGCACTCGAGCGTGTGCCGCTGTTCTTCGGCCGTGCAGCTGCGAACCTCGAATCGGACCTGGTCTACGGCGCACTGACGGGCGGCGGCAAGATGGCTGACGGCAAGCCGCTGTTCGATGCCGCGCACAACAACATCGGTACGGCAGCATCGATCAGCATCGACTCGCTGTCCGAAGGGCGCACCAAGATGCGTACGCAGAAGGCACCGGGCGACGATTCGGTCGTGAATGTGATGCCGAAGTATCTGCTCGTGCCGGCGGCGCTCGAGACGGTCGCGGGCCAGTACACGAGCAACCAGTACACGCCGACCGTCGCGAAGGATCAGAACCCGTTCTACGGCGTTCTGACACCGGTTGTCGAACCGCGCCTCGATGCGATCAGCTCGACGGCGTGGTACCTCGCTGCCGATCCCGCGACGATCGACACGGTCGAGTTCTGCTACCTCGAGGGCGAGCAGGGCCTGTACACCGAGCAATCGCTCGACTTCGATGTCGACGGCCTGAAGGTCAAGGCGCGGATCGACTTCGCAGCGAAGGCAACCGACCATCGCGGTCTGTTCCGCAACGCCGGCAAGTAACTTGCGCGGCGGCGCACGTGTGGTGTGCCGCCGCGCGTCTCTGTCTATTTCAACAGGAGTGCATGTATGCGGAACTACATTCAAGACGGTGACATTCTCACCGTGACGCTGACGAAGGACGTCAACTCCGGCGATCTCGTCCTGCTCGGCTCGTCGAAAACGCCGGCTGTCGCATATGGTTCGTATGCGGCGAACGTGCCCGGCGAGTACGCACTCGACGGCGTCTTCGAGCTGCCGGCGGTGGCGGCGGATGCTGCTGTCGTTGGCGATGCTGCATTCTTCGATGCGGCGGCCGGCACCGTGACGGCCAAGGCGGACGGCAACGTTCCTATCGGCATTTATGCCGCACCGAAGGCGGCAAACGTCGGCGTCGCTCGCGTGCGTCTTCTGCGGACGCAGTGACGATGTATGACCCGTCTGTTATCTGGGCGGCGATCGCGGCCGTAGGCATGCTCAAAACGGCCGTGATCGAGGAATCGGGTGCAGACCTGCAGGTCGGTTTCTTCGCCCCTGACGAGATGGATCTCGATGGTCGCGTGACAGTCTCGAAACATCGGATCGAGTACCAGACGACTGCCGCTCCGGATCTGCGCCGCGATTCCGTCGTCGTGATCGACGGCGTGCGGTATTCGATCTTTCGCCCGCCGCGACGCACCGATGACGGCTTTTTCTCTGTCGCCGAGCTGGAGGTGAAGCGATGACGACGATGCGCGAGCAATTCATCGACCAGTTGATGGCCGCGCTATCGGCCGAACCCGGTTTGCGTGATACCGGAGTCGTGGTCGAACGTTCGCTATTCGCCGCGTTCGCAAGCAGCGAACCGCGTGTGCTTGTCGTGCATCGAAGCTCCGACCCGGTGGTAGAGGAAAACATCGGCGTGACGACGCGCGAGTGTGGTGTTTCGCTGTCTGCAGTTGTGCACGCCGATGCGCCCGATCGCGAGGCCGACGTCATATTCGAGGTGACGCATCCACTCGTGATGCGCTTTCAGGCGGACGGACTGATCGGCGTACGCGAGGCCGGCACGGACGAACCGCAGGCGGGCGACGCAGACGGCGGCGTCGGTGTTGTGACGATGCGATATCTCTTTCTTTACCAGACGCGCGCTGGCCACCTCGATTGAGGTCGCGGTAGCGCATTGACAGGAGTTGAAATGGGTGCCCCCAAATCAATGCGAAATTCCGTTGTACTAGCCGCGCTTCAAACTGCGGTTGGTACTCCGGCCGTGCCGAAAGGCGCAACTGATGCCATCCTCGTAAGCAATCCGTCTGCAAAGGCGATCTCCGCCGAATACACCGGCCGAGATCTCGTGCGCCCATACTTCGGGAGTAGCGAGCAGCTTCCGGCAGGCGCGCATGCCGAGCTGGATTTCGAAGTCGAGGTTGCCGGGTCGGGCACGGCGGGCGTCGCCCCTGCATGGGGTCGACTGCTCGTGGCGTGCAACTTTGCCGAGACCGTGACGGACAAGGTTGATGTCAAGTATCGGCCGGTCAGTACGGCTGTCCAGACGCCGTTGACGCTGTATTACTACCTCGATGGTCTTCTCCACAAGCTGACGGACGCGCGCGGGACGGTGTCATGGGACTTCACGGTGAAGCAGATCCCCAAGATGAAGTTTCACTTCATGGGCGTCTACAACCCGGTCGTCGACTCGCCGCTGCCGGCGGACACCGACTTCTCGAAGTTCCTCCGGCCAAAGCTTGCGAGCACCGAGGCGACCACCTGGGCTATGCACGGGTATACCGGCCCGCTGCAGGCGTTGTCGCTCGATCTGGCTAACTCGCTGACGTGGGCGGCACTGATCGGCTACGAGGGCGCTGAGATCAACGACCGTCAGCCGACCGGCAAGATCACGATGCAGCTCGGGTCGGTGGCGGAAAAGAACTGGTGGCAGTCGGTCAAGGACGCGACGACCGGCGCACTGAACATCACACAGGGCAATGTGCCCGGCAACATCGTCCAGTTCGACGCCCCCAAGGTGCAGTTGACCGATCCGTCGTATTCGGATCAGGACAAAAAGGTGATGCTCGACGCGACGTTGACTGTCAGTCCTGCACTCGGCAACGACGAGCTGGTGATCACCGTAAAGTAACTTTTCGAACCCCATTCAGACGGCCGCGCGATGCGGCCGTCTCTCTTTGCGAGGGCGTATGTCCTACTGTTTGACCAAAGCACCGACCTTCACGATGAAGGTTACCGTCGTGGAGCCGGGCACGAGCTCGAGCGGCGATGTTGAAACCCATGAATTCGTCGCGGTGTTCAAGCGGATTTCGATGACCGAGTGGGACGAGATGCGCGCGTCCGGCCGCACTGATCAATCGATCGTCGCAGAGCTGCTCGTCGGCTGGCACGGCCTCGTTGACGCTACGGGCAGTGAGGTGCCTTTCACGAACGAGACGCGTGACGCACTTCTGTCCATTCCGCACGCGCTGCGCGGTGTCGTCGTGGCATTCATGACGGGGGCGTCGGGGGCCGGACTAAAAAACTGATCGACGCGGCACGGCATTGGGCCGGCGCATCGTCGTCAGCGCCGGCCGTCGATCGCGGCGTCGTGGACGCGTTGGCAGCGTTCGGTGCGCGTCCGGCGGATCTGGAGGTCGCTGCATTGCAATCGGCTGAGACCGCGTTTGAGGTCTACCCGGAGAACTGGGAGGCGGTGCGCGTGTTTGTTGCCATGACGACGCAATGGCGAATGACAGGGATCGCTGGTTTCGGTGGGGCATCGATGTTGCATACCGGACTCGACTATTCGGCGCTTGAACCGGTGTTGCGAATGCTCGGCGTGAAGCGCAGACGTCGTGCCGCGTTGTTTCAGCAGATCAGGGTCATGGAAGAAGCGGCACTTGAGGTGCTGCTGGCTGACTGACCGGAAGTAGTGGGGCATTCGATATGAACGGACAAAGCGGAAGTTTGGGCCAACTGGTCGTGCAGTTGACGATGGACCCGTCGACGTACACGGCGAACCTGAAAACAGCGCAGAACAGTACGACGTCGTTTGCAAACGGTGTCAACCAGTCGGCGCAACAGGCTGGCCAGTCGATGCAGAAAGTCGGGGTGCATACCGTCGCTGCGCGTCGCGAGCTCATGGTGATGGCCCACGAGGTCGTGACGGGTAGCTGGAAGAACCTTGGCGGCTCCGCGATGGTATTTGCAGAGCAGATCGATCTGATGCATGTCGCACTTAGTCCGGTCGGGTTGGCAATCGGTGCGGTCGCGGCTGCCGTCGGTACGCTCGCGGTCGGGGTCTACAAGGGCGCGCAGGAGGTCAGCACGTTCAACAAGTCGATCCAGCTGACCGGTAACTACGCGGGCATGACGACAAGCAGCATCGCTGCAATGTCGGTGTCTGTGGCGGACGCAACGCACGCGAGTGTCGGTACTGCGCGGCAGAGCGTCCAGTCGCTCGTGTCGACGGGGCAGATCGCAGGTGAAGCGCTCCAGGTGCTCGGGCAGAGCATGATTCGGCTGCACGACCTGACGGGCGCCAGCCTCGACGAGATCTCCAAAGATTTCGCGAAGATGCCCGAAGGTGTTGCCAAATGGGCTGAAGAGCACAACCGCAGCATGCACTTCATGACGACGGCGCAGTACGAGCATATTCGCGCGATTGAGGAGACGGGCGACCGACAAAAAGCCATGCTCGAGACGGCGAAGCTGCTCGACACACACCTGCGCGGCGAGTCTCTGTCGAACCTCGGCGCGTTGGAGCGAGCGTGGCGTGGGGTGGGGAGTGCGATCGGTGGCGCTTGGGAGTGGATGAAGTCGATCGGCAAAGCTGAGACGACGGCCGAGCGCGTTGCGGCAGCGAAGGCTGACCTGCGTCAGCTGGAGGACGCAGCGCGGCGGGGCGGGGTCGCGATGCGACCCGATGCGATGGAAGCGGCTCGGGCGCGGCTCGCCGCAGCTGAGAAGGCGGCGGCGGATGAGGCAGACGCAGCGCGGAAGAAGTCGGACGACGCGCGTACCCAAGAGGCGGGCATCGCGGCGTCGGACTACCTCAAGCGACTGCGCGATGAGGCGCGGGGCATTGCTCGTGTCAACGACGCGCTCGACGACTACAAGCGCAAGGTATCCGACTACAACAAGGCGAACCCTGAAAACAAGGTGTCAGCTGCGCAGATGAGCGCGGACATGGCGGAGATCCGGAAAAAGTACTCCGACCGATCGGGTGCATCGGACGCGAACCGGATCCGGAAGAGCTTGCTCGATGCGGCTCTGCAGGAGACGAAGAACAGCCTCGAGCTGATCCAAAACGCGTACAAGAATGCCGACGATCAGTTGCAGGCGCTGCACAAAGCAACTTTGATTTCGGATCACGCGTTCTATGCTGCACAAATCGCGCTTGCCGACGACACGACGGCGAAGAAGATCGATGCTTACGAGCGTGAGAAAAAGACGCTCCAGTCGGCATATTGGAAGGCACCGGCCGACGAGCGTATTCGCATCACGAAGGAGATCGGCGAGGTCGACACGAAGATCGCGAAGACTCGCGAGGAAAACGCGTCGCGTGATCTGGTGCTGCTGACGCAGCAAGAGGACGCGCAGCGTCGTTACCTGAAGTCGATTTCCGACACGCGGGACGCGCTGTTGGCGCAAGCGGGTGTGTCGGTGCCGCGCGCGATGCACGACTACGACGATCGCAATCGGGGGGCGCTGCTGCAGGCGGCATCGACGGGGGACATGCAGGGGGCTGCATTCATCGAGCAGAACCGGCAGCTCACGAAGATCTCAGCGCAGTACAACGACATCGTCGCGCAGGCGAGCAGCGTACAGCGGAAGATTTCGCTCGATCAACAAGAGGGGTTGACCGGGTGGATCGATGGATTGTCGCAGTTGCGCGCAAATTCGGCTGACACGGTGACGTCGCTGCAGGCGCTGTATGACGAGGTCAACCGGCTTTCATGGCAAACGACGGACGAAGGTGTGCTGCGCAATCTGGATGTGATGCGCGATCGCATTCGTCAGTCGATGCTCGACAGCTCGAATTATTTGAAGGATTTCACCGACGCTGGACGAAATGCATTCAGCGGCTTGTTCCAGGACATTGCGAACGGTACGAAAACACCGGCCGAGGCCGTGCGTTCGATGGTCGTCAACATGCTCGGTTCATTCGCGCAGCTCTTCGCCAACAAGGCGTATACGGGGCTGATCGGCATGCTGTTCGATGGGGCGCTTTCCAGTGCTGGCGGTATGGGCGGGAGTGCATACGGCTTCACGCCGTTGTCGTCGATTGCCGGTAGCGGTGCGCTGTTTGGACTGGGTGCCGGGATGAAATTTGCGGGCGGTGGGCTGATCAGCGGACCCGGTACGGGTACGAGCGACAGCATTTTGGCTCGCGTATCGAATCGGGAATTCATCGTACGTGCCGACGTCGTGTCCCAACCGGGCGTGCTCCCGATGCTCGAGGATCTCAATAACGGACGTGGCATGTCGCGGCTCTCGAAGTTCGCCAGTGGCGGCCTCGTGGCAGGTTCACGCGCGGGTGGCGGCAATGCATCGGACGCGGGTCTGAGCCTCTCGTTGTCGATGCCGGTTTACATCCAGTCTAGCGATCGTGAACAGACGCAACCGTCGTCAACGGGGGGCGCTCAAGCGCTCGCTGACGGCCTGAAGCAAAAGATGCGTGCTGTCGTTCTCGGCGAGACGCGTCCGGGCGGAATCATTTACTCCTTCATGAAAAATGGCAGATGAAATTTTCGCGTGGTCAGTTCGCACCGGCGATACAGGACAGATCGATTTCAAGGTGCGAGCTGCGTCCTTTGGTGACGGGTATCAGCAGCGTCTCCGGGACGGGATCAACTCGAAGCGTGCGAAATGGCCGATTACGATCATCGGCACGCTGACGGAGGTTCAGCCGATTCTCGACTTTCTAGACCGTCATGCCGGTGGGAAGGCGTTCCAGTGGACGTCGCCGATCGGTGTCGTCGGGCGCTACGTGTGCGCTGGCTATGCGCCCCGTCGTGGTGCGGGGGCCATAGTTACTTTGACAGCGACGTTCGAAGAATTTTTCGGGGCTTGATATGGCGCAATTGGAAAAGATTGATCTCGGTGCGCCGGGAACTGGTGTCGGCGGCGACTCGCCGCGAAGCGGCAACGATCGCATGAATCGTAACGTCGACATTCTCAATTCGCAGGCGACGTTGAGGTCGGCGCAAACCGGAATCAACAGTTCTCAGCAGCTTACCGTCGCGGACCACGTTGGGCGACGTGTCGGCATTAACCTGGGGTCACCGGGATGGGTCAAATTGCCAGCTGCGAAGAAGTGTGCGGCTGATCAGGTTATTCACCTTCGCAACTTCGGACTGACAACCGTAACGCTTGCCGTCGAAGATGGATCGGGCGACTACATCGGGTTGGATCGGTTGCAGCCGTTCGAGACTGTTCTGATGGATACGAACGGGTCTACTGGTTGGTGGGTTTTGTATCGAGGTCGGGCAAGTTCCGGCGACGAATCCGTCCTTGGTGGCCTTACTGTCGGGGGCAGGATTGGGGCCGGCGGAAAACTCGGCGGCGTCAATAGCCCGAACCTGCTGTTCAATGGGTCCGGTGAGCTCGGGGTCGCTGGCGGGTGGGGGCCGAATGGTTTCGTGGACGCGTACACAGGAGGCACCGGAGAGGGGACCTACTTTTCGAGCAAGGCCGTCATCAACTCAAATTCCTACGTGGGTAGCAACTCGATCGCGATCGGACCGGGAACGCAGCTCACTCTGTCAGGTGAGATTCATGCGGGTGGAGTAACGGCGGGTACGGTGTGGTTCCGTATGGTCTACCTGACCGCATCGGGCTCGGTAATCGGAACCTCGCCGAACATCACTACGACGAATGGCTATGGTTGGGTATTCAAGTCGGATTCTAGGACGACGCCTGCCAACACGGCCTATGTCTACGTTCAATTGGGAGTAGAGGGCTCGCCGCCTTCGGTAGTCGCTGGTGGGGTGTCGTGGCGCCGTCTCAAGTTGGAGTATGGCTCGGCTCCGTCGCTCTACTCGCAGGAAGCGACTGTTGCGTATTTGGGCGGACAGCCGGCTCTTGCGGGTCGGCCGACGTTTGCCGGCAAGGTTCCGTGGGATAGCGGAAACCTACCCGACCCGTTGACTGCATCAGCGGTTCAGGCGATCTCTACAACAGGCGGCGAAGAACGAGACCTATCCATCAACGACGAGGTACGCCTTGCATTGACCTTTACCGCTCGAGCGAGCAGCGTTTGCGCAAGCGCGTCTGTGTATTTCAATGTGGGCGCGCATTCAGCAGAAGCAAACGACTTTGCTGGGTACCTCGACGTGTTCGACACTGTGACAAATACTCAGGTCGCACGCGGAATGTTTAGCGTACTTAGTATGACAAATGGGGCGCTATTTGTAGGCTTGGCATCAGCGGGAACACTGTCGTTAAACGTTGCGTACGGAAGCCTGACAATAGGCCGGCAGTATCAGATTCGACTGTTCGTAAGAAAGACGCGCCCGATTGGGCCGATCTACCCGCGCGGCATGAGCATTTCCGGCATGGTGGCGTAATCATGGCGATTACCGCTGACATTCAAATTCTGGAGCCCGGCGCACTTATCGAACTGTTCGAGCTGGACGCGACCGGGATTGGTGGTCAGGTTGCGTACTTTCATGGGCATCGGCAACAAGGCAAGATAATTTGGCGTGCCGTCGCATATTCGCCTTGGCCGATCACGGCGGAAGGCTTCGAGCGCACGAGCACCGGGCGACAGCCTGTTCCGAGTTTGAAGGTTGGAAACCTCGACGGATCCATATCGTCCCTATGTCTCGCGCTGGCCGACATGGTCGGTGCGAGGGTGACGCGGCGGCGGACGTTGCTGAAGTATCTCGACGGCGTCAACTTCCCGAACGGGAATCCGTCAGCGAATCCGAATGAGGAAATGCCGCCCGAGACATGGCTGATCGAACGGAAGTCGCGGGAGGACAAAGAGACGGTCGAGTTCGAACTGTCGTCGCCGCTCGATTTCGACGGCGAGCAGCTGCCGCGCCGGCAAATCATTCCGAACCTGTGCACCTGGGCTTATCGTGGTCCGGAGTGCGGGTACACGGGAGGACCGTGCGCAGACGCGAACGATGCCCCGACCACTGATCCGGCCAAAGATCGATGCAGCAACAGCCTGCGCGGCTGCAAGCTGAGATTCGGTCCCAACAATCCGCTGCCTTACGGCGGCTTTCCTGCTGCGGGCCTCGTCCGCACCTGATCCTATGAAAAAAGCAACTTTGGACGCGATCCGCTCGCATGCGGTTCGCGCGTATCCGCACGAGTGTTGCGGTCTGGTGATTGTCGAGCGCGGCCGTGAGCGCTACGTCGAATGCAGCAATGCGGCGACAGGTAGCGATCATTTCGTTCTGCCGGCGGAGGAGTATGCGGCGGCGGAGGATCGCGGTGCGGTCGTGGCTGTTGTCCATTCGCATCCTGATTCGCCAGCCGAGCCATCGGAAGCCGATCGAGTCGCCTGCGAAGCGTCAGGCGTCGCGTGGCATGTGGTCGAGGTTCGACGCGGTGACGATGGCGTTGTTCGGCCGGGCAGGATCGAGACGATCGAGCCGGTTGGGTTTCAGGTTCCGCTCGTTGGGCGGTCGTTTGCGCATGGTGTGCTCGACTGCTACACGCTGGTCCGAGATTGGTACCGCGTCGAGCATGAGATTGTGCTGCCGGACTTTCCCCGCCGGGACGCGTGGTGGGAGGCTGGCGAGGATCTCTACATGCAGCACTACCGCACGGCGGGATTCGTCGCGTTGCAGGGGCCGGAGCCGGTGCCGGAACGTGGCGACGTGATCTTGATGCAGGTACGCGCACCGGTCCCGAATCATGCCGGGATCTATCTCGGCGACGGCACGATGCTGCATCACCTCTACGACAAGCTGTCGAGCCGTGACGTCTACGGCGGTTATTGGCGGGAAGTGACCCGCCTCATTCTGAGGTTCGAAGGATGAGTGACAACGTTCGGGTAATCAGGCTGTACGGCTATCTCGGCGCTCGGTTCGGCCGGATTCATCGATTCGTCGTGGACTGTCCCGCGCGCGCGATCGGTGCGCTATGCGTGTTGGTGCCCGGCTTCGAGCGAGAGCTGATGCAGAGCCGCGATCGGGGCATCACGTACGCAGTCTTCGCTGGGCGTCGCAACCTCGGCGTGCGGGATCTTAGCTTTCCATGTGGGGATGAGGATATTCGCATCGCACCGGTGTTGCAGGGGGCGAAGGCCGGGGGGCTGTTTCAGACGATTCTCGGTGGGGTGATGGCCGCGGTCGGCTATTACTTCGGATGGACCGGGATCGGGGCCGTAATCGGCAACATGGGTGTTGCCATGATGGCCGGCGGGATCTCGCAACTGCTTGCTCCATCGCCGCGTGGGTTGTCGACGAAGGATAGCCCGCAGAACCAAGCCAGCTATGTGTTCAATGGCCCGGTGAATACGACCGCTCAGGGCGGCCCCGTGCCGGTCCTGTATGGCGAGCTCGAGATCGGGTCGGCAGTTGCATCGGCCGGCATCTATGCAGAGGATCAGCTATGACGGCATATGGGTATCACGACGTCGTCGGGTACAAGAAAGGTGGTGGTGGGCGCTCTCCCGTCGAGGCGAGCGACACCGCACGGTCGATCTCCTACGCGCGCGTGCTGGACATCCTGTCGGAGGGCGAGATCGAAGGGCCGGTGAACGGGCTGAAGTCGGTCATCCTCGACGGTACACCGTTGGCGGCCGACGACGGCACAATCAATTTTCCGGGCGCGACGATCGAGTTCCGCACCGGCTCGCAGGACCAAAGTTACATTCCGGGGTTTCCTGCGGTCGAGAATGAGATCGGCGTCAGTGTCGAGCTGCGCAGCGCAACACCGTATTCGCGCGCGATCACCAACCTCGAGCTGTCCGCCGTTCGTGTGCGCCTCTCGACGCCGCAGTTCCAGCAGGTCGATCCCAATACGGGGGACGTGAAGGGCTACCGAGTTGAGTATCAAATCGAGATCGCGACGGACGACGGAGCATTTCAGGTAGCTCTGAAGACGGCGTTCGATATCAAAGTGTCGGGAAAATATGAGCGGTCGCACCGTGTCGACCTGCCGCCGGCTCGTCGCGGGTGGACGGTGCGCGTTCGACGGCTGACGCCGAATGCAGGCAGTACGACGATCGCCGACACCATGATGGTGGAATCGGTTACCGAGGTCATCGACGCGAAGCTGCGTTACCCGAACACGGCGTTGGCTGGCGTCATGGTCGATGCGTCTCAGTTCCAGCGTGTCCCGACGCGGTCGTACCACCTTCGCGGTCGGCGGATCCGCATTCCGTCGAACTATGATCCGACGACGCGTGGCTATACGGGCGTCTGGGATGGCACGTTCAAGGTCGGATACACGAACAACCCGGCATGGATCTTCTACGACATGGCGACCCATCCGCGCTACGGCATGGGGCATCGAATCGCACTCGACCAACTCGATCGCTATCAGTTGTACAAGATCGGCCAGTACTGTGACGAGCTGGTGCCGGACGGTAAGGGCGGGCAGGAGCCGCGCATGACGTGCAACGTGTACCTGCAGACCCGAGCTGACGCATACAAGGTTCTGGCAGATCTGGCGTCCGTTTTCAGGGGTATTACGTACTGGTCTGCCGCGCAGATCTGGGCGGTGGCGAATATGCCGACGCAACCGGTATACACGTACACGGCCGGAAACGTCATCGACGGGCTGTTTGTGCGACAGGGAACCGAGCGAAAGACGCGATACACGGTTGCACTGGTGTCGTGGAGCGATCCCGCCAACCACTATCAGCAGGCGGTCGAAGCCGTCGAGGATCGTGACGGAAAACTGCGCTATGGAGTCCGGCAGACAGAGATCACGGCAATCGGATGCACTTCGCAAGGTCAGGCGCAGCGCGTCGGCAAGTGGGCCTTGCTCACGTCGCGCTTGGAAACGCAGGAAGTAACTTTCTCGGTGGGGCTAGACGGCATGCTCGCGCTGCCGGGGCAGGTGATCCGCATCGCCGATGCGACGTTTGCTGGCCGACCCATCAGTGGCCGTATTCATGCCGTCGCGGGGCGCACGATCACGGTTGACCGTGACCCCTCCGTGAAGCCGGGCGATCGGCTGATCGTGAACCTGCCGAGCGGCCGGAACGAAACGCGCGTGGTGTTCAAGGTGTCTGGTCGGGACATAACCGTGTCTACCGATTGGTCGGCTCAACCTGTTGCCGAGGCGGTGTGGGCGGTCGAAAGCGATGACCTGGCCGTGCCAATGTTTCAGGTCGTGTCGGTTGCGGATCGCACTGACGATCAGTCGGTGCGCTTCGAGATCACCGTTGTTCAGCACGCGCCGGGCAAGTTTGACAACGTTGATTTCGGGACGCGGATTGAGGAGCGGCCGGTGACGGTCATCCCGCCGTCAATTCAGCCGCCGCCGGCAAACGTCCGCATCACGTCGTATTCGCGGATCGATCAGGGCGTGGCGTCAACCGTCATGGTGATCGGGTGGGAACCCGGTCAAGGCGCGGTGCAGTATGAGGCGCAGTGGCGAAAGGATAACGGTGACTGGATCTCGGCCGGCCGAACCGGATCCGTGAACATCGAAGTGCCGAACATTTACGCGGGAGCGTACATGGCCCGCATTGTCGCGATCAATGCGATGAATGTGCCGTCCCTGCCGGCGTTCAGTCCGCTGACGACCATGCAGGGCAAGACGACGCCTCCGCCTGCGGTGACGTTTCTGCGCTCGACGTCGCAGATCATGGGGATCGGTCTGGAGTGGGGCTTCCCGGAAGGGGCGCTCGACACGCAGCGGAGCGAGTTGTGGTACTCGACCACGTCCGATCGTGGCACTGCTAAGAAGCTCGGGGATTTCGCCTATCCGCAGCACGCGTACACGATGGACGGATTGCACGCCGGTGCGTCGTTTTTCTTCTGGGCGCGGCTCGTTGATCGCTCGGGCAACGTCGGGCCGTGGTATCCGGCAGGCGCTGGCGTGAACGGGCAGTCTAGTTCGGACGCTACCGCGATTGTCGAGTATCTGAAGGGGCAGATCGGCAATTCGGAGCTGACTCAGCAGCTGCAGTCACAGATCAAGGGAGCAACAGACTTCATTGGTCCCGCGAAGCAGCAGCTCGAGCAGCTCGCCAATGCCGTTGGCGACGTCAAGTCGCAGGTTGAGCGCGTCGACGGTGTTGTCGCGAAGTGGACGCCTGAGTGGGCCGGCGCCACGGACGGTTACGCAGGCGACGCTTCGAAGCTTGCTGGTGCGTGGACGCAATGGTCGGCCATGACGGACAAGATCTCGGCAGTAGCACGACGAGTCGATGCCGTCGCCGCCGTGACTGGCGAGCACGCAGCTCAGATCCGCGTCGAGCAAAACACGCGCGTCAACGAGGCAAGCGCGATGGCAGAGCGGATCGTCACGACCGAGGCAAGCGTCGGTAGGGTCAGTGCTGCTGTTGAACAGACCTCGCAGGCGATCGCGGACGTCGATGGTCGGGTCAAGGCGTACTACACGTTGAAGGTGCAGGCAACTGTCGGCGGCAGTTATTACGTCGCGGGCATGTCGGTCGGCGTCGACAACAACAACGGAGTCGTGCAATCGCAGATCTTGTTTCAGGCCGACCGCTTCGCATTGTTGAGCTTGGCTAACGGAGGGTGGTATACGCCGTTCGTTATCGAGAATGGGGAGGTCTTCATCAACCGCGGATTTATCGGGAAGGGTTGGATCACGAACCTGATGATCGGCGATGTGATTCAGAGCAACGACTACGTCGGTGGCCAGCGAGGTTGGAGGATCGATAAGAATGGATCGTTTGAGATCAACAGTGCGGATGGTGGCGGTCGTACGGTTATCAACCAATTCGGCGGCCAGGTGTACGGGCCGAACGGGGCGCTGCTCGTGCGGTGGGGGAGGTGGTGATGCCGGCCGGACTGCAAATCTTTGATCTGAATGGTCGCTTGCTGCTCGATGGGACGACTCGGTGCGGACGCCTGCGAGGAATGGTGCGAATTGGCGGGGCAGATGGCAGTCAATCCGCAGACCTGTCGGGCGGGGAGCCGTTTTGGGCGTTCATGCCTGATTGGTTGTTCAAGCATATCTCGATGAAAGCGCCGGTCCCAAACATCGAGATCAATGCGGGTGGCGTTCGTTGGTGGTACAGCGCAGACGGCGGGAGCGATTACCGGACACCGGTTGTCGGTTGGCTGATCTATGGGGTTTATTGATGGGTGTCGGATTTCAGGCATTTACTGATAGCGGCGTCTTCCAGATCGACGGCTTGACGCCGAACTATCAACTCGTCCAGCGCCTCGAGGCGGTGTCTCAGCAAACAACGGTCGACACGGTCTACAACAACGCGAGCATTCAGTATCGAGGTACGTACTGGATTTGTTCGTTCACGTTTGCGGCCGAGTTGCCGCTATACGCATTTTCCGCAGATCCGGGCATCGGGGTGTCGCTGTGGGATGCGAAGGGCTCCGATGATGGGCGAACCTATACCGTGCGATTCATTACGGAGGCGCAAGCGACAGTGCGTCTGTTCGTTTTCTCGAATGTTCCGGCGACTGGCAGCAGATACGGGCTGCAAGTCTTCAGTCCGAACGGCACGTTAATTGCCGACGCGGCGAGTCCATTTTTTCGCGTTCTCGACGTCATTGAATCGAGGTATATGGGCGACACGGGGTGGACCGTCACTGGATCGCCCAATCCGAGTTGGGGGCAGCGGTCGTACGGCCGACCCGTATTGATCTCTGGGATGTGGCCGGCGCATTACATCTGGGGGTCGTCGAATAGTAATCAGCGGCTCTGGGACATTCTTGAAGTCGGAACGGTGCGAGTCAGCGGCGACGTTGTCTCGTGGGGTACACGAATCTACAACGGGGGAAGGTCACCAAACATAACGACATTCAGAGAGTGTTGGCACACAAGGTTCATGGTGCTAGACGGAACGGGGATTGTGTAACAGGCCGCCAACTTGGCGGCCTTTTCATTTGTGGGGTACGGGGAAGAGGAGCCGTAATGCAAGAGCATGAAAAAACCATCTTGGAGTTGATTCTTATGGGCGGATTGATTGGCATCGCGAAGGTGCTGGTCGGAAGCGAGCCGTTGTCGTTCCGGCTTGTGGTCGGCCGTGCCGTTTTGGGGTCTGCGACGTCGATGGTCGCAGGCATCGCACTGCTGCAGATTCCGGACCTGCCTCCGATCGCGTTGCTCGGCCTCGGCAGCGCATTCGGCATCGTCGGGTCGCAGTACCTCGAGGTACTGCTTCGCAGGAAGGCAAAGCAACTTTTTGGGGGAAGCAAGAATGGGTAATTACGACGCGTTGAAACTGAAGGCGGAACTGACGCGTGACGAAGATCGGCGGTATCGCATCTACACCGACACGGTCGGCAAGGTGTCGGGCGGCATTGGTCGCAATCTGACCGACAAGGGGTTCCGCGATAGCGAGATCGACCTGATGTACCAGAACGATATCGCCGACACTGAGGCGTGGCTCGATCGCAATCTGCCGTGGTGGCGGACCCTCGATCCCGTGCGTCAGCGAGTGCTGATGAACATGGCATTCAACATGCAAGGGAAGCTGCTCGGATTTCGCAATTTCCTCGCGGCGGCGCAACGCGCGGACTGGAGCGTGGCAGCGGCAGAGATGCTCGACAGCCTGTGGGCGCGACAGGTCGGGGATCGCGCGAAGCGTCTTGCTTCGATGATGAGGAGCGGCGCATGACGTGGCTCGATCCTCGCATCTGGATGGCCGTCATCGTTGCGGTCGTCATCGGCTCCGCTGCAGGCTACTCGAAGGGACACCGTGACGCTGATCAATCCGCGAAGGTCGCGGATCAGGCGAGGCAGATCGATGACCTTCGGAACGAACGAAACGAGATTCGCCGCCGGCTGGCGGCACAAGAGGGGATCGCAACCGATGCTGCAAAGAAACGTGATCAGGCGGTCGCTGATGCCGCTACTGCTGATGCTGCTGCTGACGGCCTGCGCAAGCAGGTCGCAGTGCTCGTTGCCGACGTCCGGCGTGCCAGCGCTTCGGCCGGAAGCCCGGCAGCCGGCGACGCCCTCGATCTGCTTGCCGACGTGTTCGGCCGGACTGACGAGCGCGCGGGAGAGCTGGCGAAGATCGCTGACGAGCGGGGTATCGCCGGCCAGCAGTGTGAGCGCAGTTACGACGCATTGATGTCCGACGCGCAATCCAGCGCGTCGCGATAACGCGGCATTCGAGGCCGAGCGGCTTCGAGAGAAACAGGGCGACCGGGGGAATGTTCGCGCATTGTCCCCGGCCACCTTTCCACTGACCGAGCCAGTGAATCAGCCTAGGCCCCGTTTACCTACGTAGGCGGGCCGGATTCTACACCAAGTTTAAAAACGGCTTTCACAATGGCAAATCCGATTATTCCGTGGATCGGCGGTAAGCGCCGCCTGGCAGACCACCTGATCCCGCGCTTTCCGTCACATGACTGCTACGTTGAAGTGTTCGCGGGCGGTGCTGCGTTGTACTTCATGCGTCCGCCGGCAAAGGTCGAGGTGATCAATGACGTTAATGGCGAGCTGATCAACCTATACCGCGTTGTGCAGCACCACCTGGAGGAGTTTGTGCGCCAGTTCAAGTGGGCGCTGACGAGCCGGCAAGTTTTCGAGTGGCTGAAGTCGACGGTCCCGGAAACCCTCACCGATATCCAGCGAGCTGCGCGCTTCTACTACCTCCAGAAAAGTTGCTTTGGCGGGAAGCTTGAAGGGCAGACGTTCGGCACAGCGACGACGACACCGCCGGGCCTGAACCTTCTGCGGATCGAGGAGGAATTGTCAGCCGCACATCTCCGGCTGGCGAATACGTTCGTCGAGCGTCTCGATTGGGCGGGTTGCATTGACCGCTACGACCGGGCGCACACGCTGTTCTATCTCGATCCCCCGTACTACGAGACGGAAGGTTACGGCGTGGCGTTCCCGTTTGCAGAGTACGAAAAGATGGCGGATCGGCTGCGCACGATTAAGGGTCGGGCGATCGTGAGTCTGAATGATCATCCCGAGATTCGACGTGTGTTCGACGGATACCACATCGAGACGGTGCCGATCGACTACACGGTCGGGGGCGGTAAGGGCGTCAGCCGAAACGAACTGATCATTTTCAGTTGGGACGACGCGGCACAACCGGTCGGCTTGTTCTGACCTAGGCCGGGGCGTTGACCCCGGCTCGCTTTCAATAGTTACCCGCGCGTAATCATTCTGTAAAATGAAATCGCGGGGACATACCAAATCAACTAGCACCTGAGACTTCAATGAAAAAAAAGCTACTTGCTACTTTTTGCGTTGCGGCCGCTCTGTCGGCTTGCGGGGGTGGGGACGATGTTGCTGCACCGGCTAACACCGGGCCGACGATTCGCCTCACGTATTCTGGCGACCCGATCATCACTGCTCGCGTTGCTCGTGCGATGGCGGCGTCGGACGGAGCTTCGCCAGTCGTACCGAGTGGGCTCAACGCGCAAGCGACAATCGATGCGTTGCAGGCTGCGTTCAAGGCACGCGGTGCCGATATCGGCGTCTATCCGGGCGTGATCGATGGCACTGCGCTGCATCAACTTGTCCAGGCCGAGAACGGCGGGGTAGGTCCGAGTCGTGACGAGGTGCTGAAGGCGAACGTCAATGTTTCCGAATGGGTCTTGATGAACTTCCAGCTCGACGACATGGCGGGGTACGTCGACACGCCGGAAAAGCGGGCGGCCGTGAGTCAATTCCAGAGGGATCTGGAGATCTACGCGGCGCGGGAATACCTCAAAGGTCGCGTGGTACACGCAGTGCTGCCGATCGTGTCGTGCCAGCCAGTGAAGGTCGAGCGTTACACCGACGACACTGGCGTTGTGCGTGAACGTTCGTATCGAACCGCGTCCAGTGAGCTATACGGTGCGGTTTATGCGGCCTCACTTAACGATATCGTTGGCTTCCGGACGGTGGGCGGTCAACGGGATTCCGATCCGGCCCATATGGGCGCTGATTGCTCGACGCCCGATCAAATTGCGCAAGACGCGCAGATCAACAGCATCGTCGATCCGCTCACGATCAACTACAAGGCGGCGCTCGAGACGATCGAACAGTGCAAGCACAATCCCGAGGCGATTCCGGAGTACATCCGGGGCGCGCAGTGTTGGGGCATCGAGCCGGTCAAGAAGTAACCGCTGGAGCGCCGTACGCGAGCCAGCGTGAGGCGCATTCCCCGCCGCGCGGTCAATCGAACCGCGCACCATCAATCATTCTTCGCAGCTGATCGAGCGCGAACGAATCAGGGTAGCCGCCTTTCTTCAGCTCGAGCTCGGCCGCGCAGACCATTTTCTCCATGAGCCGCAGTGTTCGGCGGACGTGCACGACTTCCAGCACGAAGCGTTGTTCGAGCGTAAGCGAGCGATGTTTCTTGAAGTTGGCCGCGCTCCACGCGTCGCGCAACTCCTCCCATGTCAGGCGTTGAAACTCGGGCAGCTTTGTTGCCTTGTCTGAACCCGGATCAGGTTCACCGGGAACGTCGTAAAGCCTGCGTTTCATTTCTTCGCGCGCGCGCCACTCGTCGGAGAACGGCTCAACGGGCGCGCGAGGATTGTTCATTCGGCCTGCCCGTGTGACCTCCCTGTCGATCTTGTTCGACAAGCGTCGCAACGGGGCGGCGTATTGCAGCTCGTCGGCACGATCGAGGTACGCGATCATGCGCGTCGCGTCGCCGGTAAGCCCACTCATTTCGCTCATCGTGATTCGCAGGTGTAGCACTTCGAGAATCAGCCGATGGACGTCGGCATACGTGCACGAGTTCCACCACTTCGACATCTCATCGAACTTGGGAGGGGTAAATGGGGGCAAGATCATGATACGCGCGAAACAGTCGGGTAGCGACGACGCATTGCTGCGCCGCCGCCCCCTAAGAACCGTACGTGCGAGTTTCCCCGCATACGGCTC